ATAACGAGCCAAGAGGTCAAAACCTGCTTACCGATCTTTGCTACCGCTGTGCTTCGCACGTTCTTAAAAAACCGCGTACCGCTCTGCGGCTCTAATCTGGCGCTTTACCGCTTCGCGGGATAACTACAGTACGATGAAACAAGATGTTCAGTTATGGTTATTACTTGCAATGGTACTCGTAGTACTTGCAGTACAGGGTTGTGGGCAACCACCAATGACCACTATAGACACTGTAGTAGAAGCAGAGGAACACGGCGAAGTCACACAAGAACGTGTTGCTGATGATACAGGACCCACAGACTGGGAAGCAATAGGACGCACACTTGGTTGTGTGTTTGCTCCAGAGACCTGCAAATAGTTTAGATCAAATCCCCTATAAAGAAGCCTTTTAGCAATCAAATACCCCGTGGCCTTTTAAATACTACTGTAAACAGTGTTCGAGAGCACGTCTTAGTGAAGTAACAAAGACCCTTTTAAAACTGATGAGGTCAACAGGTAAGAAGCTCAACTGCATACATAGATCATAAATACTTCTTAAAAAAGGGGATTTATGGCAGGAATAAAACAACGTGGTGTCTCAAGTATTCATATACCCAAGACCTACAAAGGCCAACTTGTAAAGCCTTCACGCTACATAGGGAGCAACGGAGGTTCAGGATACATGACTGGCACAGTGATAGAAACTGGTGACCTTGTGTGGGAAGCCGGCAAATCAAGACCTACGCCTTGGCGTAACATAAGTTAGTGTGTAAATTCGAGCCAGGTAGTAATACAGTACTTGTCTCCCACTAATGGTGGATTACCTCTGTGGGTGTGCGTATAACCTGCGGGGCAAAACATAACTCGCCCAGCTCGGGCATCAATCCTACGGCTCTGATATAAGAATTCAGTTTCACCTCCTTGTTCAACGGTGTTTAAGTAAACCATTGCAAGTATGGCACGCTGTCCTGTGTCTCTACTTGCATGTTCACAGTGCCATATGTGATAACCTTCACTGGGACGAGTATGCTGTATTTTAATGCTGTGACTCAACTGTATGGGATTAACGTTTTCAAATATACCAAACTCACTGACATAATCATCTACACATCTGTGTATGCAATCATAATAGGGTTGTAGTAGTTTATTCATGCTGAGGGCAAATGTACCAGTCTCCCCTTCGTCATAGAGCATAGCACCGTCTTTGTTCATCTTTGGTGCTCGTTCGTTTGCAGTTTGGCGATTCAGTATACGTGTACCCTGTTGTTGATTGTAGTAATCAATCACAGTTTGACAGTATTCTGGATCGAGTTCGTTGTCCCATGTTTTAATAAAGTCTTGCATATGTGTATTTAAACTGCTACTATAATAGGTGCTTTAAACCTGGTTAAAACGCTGTTGCTCGTGTAAAAAGACTAAAGTGCTACAATGTACTGCGAATTGTACTAAGTCGGCATTTAAGAGCCATTTAGGGGTGATTTTCATAGTCTTAACACGCCTTAAATGCATGGCGATTTTTTGCCACGATATGTAAAAAAGACTGTTATTGTAATTTCCAAACACTGTTGATGCTAACACGCATGGGCCAATCTTTGGGTGGATTGCCGGCATGCGGAATGCTTGAATCAAACATCACAGCACGATTGGGTTTGTACTCCACAACCTGTGAAGGATTGACTATGTCAACTTGATGTTCCCAGAAGCGAAGATCTCCGCTACTGCCAAAAGGCCACCATACAATACTCTTCAATCGTTCTGTGTCATCTGCGATCATATCGCAATCACGATGTGGGTATTGTTCACTTGCGGGTGTAGTACCATTCATTCTCAGTACTTCAAGTTGTTTAGGACCGTTGGGTAATAGTTCAAGTGCAAAGCAACTTGCCATTACGTTTGATAAACCTTTTAAGGGGTCTTCCATCTCAGGATAGTTCTTGTGCCAAAGCACACAGTTGTAATAGTTTTCATACTCATCACCGTATGCACTTTTTACTCTGCCATATTCCCATTGCTTACAGTTTGATATACTCTGTTGTATTGTTGCGAGTAACCAATTAGGAAACACATCATCTATTACTGTAACACTACTCACTGCCAAGGTTTCCAATGAACTGTCTTAGTTTAGTACTGTCTGTGTCTGCTCTTACTTTCTTAACTGCTTCACCTGCATCTGGCTCTGGTGGTTCTGATGTGTCAGTTGTTCTTTGTAAACCTTTTAGTACTGAACTGCCTGTGCTACTTGCATAGTTGTTTGAGTCTTCATCTTCATCAAGATCTCTAATACGCAAACTGTCTATGTCAAACTCAAGATCAATCTTAGCACCTACTCCACTACTTGACCTTGTCTTCATTAACTGTATTTGATATCTACCACGTTCACGCATTGCTCTACTTGTAAAGATACCTATCACGTTATCAGCAGTTTGAATCTTACTCAAGCCACCACTGATGTGCGAGTGATCAAATTCTATTTCTTCTACTGCACCTCTGTTCAACTGTGCCGCTGTTACAAACACACAACCTAATTCCATTGCAAGGTTACGCAGTTCTTCTGATACAAACTTATCTTTAATAAACAAATCACTTGGCGATACTTTTCTACTCATAGGCATCATCAAGTCTAAGTAGTCAACCAACAGTACATCAATCTTACGTCCTGTTTTAATTTCATACTCTTTCAAATAACTTCTAATGTCGTTTGCGTTCTTACCACTTGGCATATACTTGACTTGGAATGCTCCAGCCTTCTTACCAATCATCTTGACTTTCATTTCAACGCCATCAAGATCTTTAAATATTTCTTTTGTTGGAATGTCTGTGAACATACTGTCAACACGCATTGCTACCAATGCCTCACTCAACTCAAAACTTAGATAACAAACGTTCATGCCGTTCAATGCCCAGTTCACTCCTAAGTTTGCCAAGAACAAACTCTTACCTGCACCAGACCCACCTGCAAAGATATTCAGTTCACCTTTGTTAAAGCCACCAAACAGTTTTCTATCAAGTGTTGTCCAGCCTGTGCTTACTTGTCCATTGTTATCTTTCAATCCCATAAGTCTACCTTTAGGATCTTCAAAGTAATTAATACCCAAGTCCTTTTGTAGTCCTACTTGTATTGCAGTCTTGACTTTGTCTTCTACAGGACCATACTCACCTTTTTCAAGTAGTTCAGCACTTTCAAGTATTGCTCTCTCAAGTCCTTTGTGTCTTGTAAACGTTTCAAACTCTTGCAGTAACCAATCATAGTGTTCTTCTCTAAGTCCTTCAGGAACCTTAAGATCAGTTTGACAAGTTGCATTAACCATTTCTTCTGTAGGCAATGCATTGTGTTCTGTAACATATGCGTTCATAAACTCTGCCGCATCTTGCAGTTTACGATCAAATAAACTATGGTCAAAGATAGTCTGACAACGCACAAACGATTGTGCATCGCTTAACATCATTTGCAGATATACCTTTTGTACATCATAACCATATTCTTTATTCATTCGCTAATCCTTTTTTTGTCCTACTATTATACCATACTTCTTCATCAAAGTCAATATGTTTCTTCTCCAAAGCCAATACTGCTCCAATACAACTTCCTGGATCACCTGGATTGGTTGGTATCCAAAAGCCTCTCCAGTTCTTTCTAATCTTGTCCATTGCGCCTCTGTTCAAAGCACAACCTCCTGTTACAGCAAGATTGGTACTTGGGTTATTGTACTGTATGCTTGTAGTAAGTTTCATACATAGGTCTTCAAACACATGTTGAACACTTGCCGCAAGGTTTTCAATGTCTTTAATCTCAGGAGCATACCATCTTAATCCTCTATGGCAGTTCTCTTTAAATTTAATTTTACATAATGGATCATACGTTACCTCAAAGAAATCATCATACAGTCTTTGCTTGTACTTGTATGGATTACCAGACTTTGCTAACGTACTCACAACTGCTTCTTGCTTGTTAGGTATATAACCTAAACGCTGTGTCATTGCACTGTACCAAAGTCCTAAACTGTTAGGATAACTTTGACTGCTAATCTTTACTAATGAATCTCCATCACCTCTCCACATTGTTAGTGTTTCAAACTCTCCAATGCTGTCAATACATATTACATTGCCGTGATTCCAACCGCTTGTGTAATATCCATATGCCGCATGTGATAAGTGATGTGGTACATACTTAATAGGAACATTAATGTCCCACTGCTTCAAGTATGCTCTAATATTATTTTCTTTGAACAAGAAACCTTGTCCGGCCCATAACTGTCTAAGACTTTTTGTAAATGGATTCTCATACCATACAACTTGATCTGGATCGCCAAAGTTCTTTCTTGCAACATTAATAATAGTCCAATTGAAATGCGGATCGTTATCTACGTTACTGAAGTCTTTGCTCAGTGCCGCCCATAACAATTCTAACTTGTTCTCTGTCTTTCTAAACACAGCCAAACTTGCATCGTGACTGTTGCCAACCATACCCCATATGATCATAGTTTTATCTCCAGGCATTCTCATTTGTAGATGAACGGATCACGTTTCTTAAGTTCCTCAATCCTCTTTTTCATTCTACGTTTCATTCTCCAATCACTAATTGGTCTAATGATCTTACCCCACAACTTTTTTAACCAAACCATTTTTTGCTCCGTAGTTTAATTTTTAATTCGTTCTTTTCACTTGCTGACACAATTGAATACAATGTGTACATCTTGCCATATTCATTTACAGCATCATTCACATCGTTTATGTTGTTACCCCATTCGGGCATACTAACACTCCAACCAAGTTCCATTGCTTGGTCTACAAGTTTAGCACCTGCTTCATCTCTATCAGGCACAACTATCTTGTTTGTATTTAAACTATTGAGGAGCATGGCCTGTTGATCTTTGATTTCGCTACCCAGCAATGCACAGCCTTCTACTGCTATTGCATCAAAAGGACCTTCTACAACAATAGTAAGCACACGACTATAATGTTGTGCATCAAGATTGAATACATATCCAGGTTGTTGATCACTTAGATATTTTGGATTACCATCTTTGACTTTACGTGCAGTGTATCCTACTATTTCATTTTTATGATAGAACGGAATAATCAATCTGTCTTTTAGTTCAGGTGACCAATGAAAGTTATAATCTTCTAAGTATAAGTTTCTTGTTTGTAGATACTGTATGACTTCTATTGGTGTGTCGTTGTTAATAGGTTTAGCATCTTTAGGTAATTCTTTAATATCAAACTTAGGAAGTTTTATTTCAACATTAGTAATACCTACTTCAGCAATCTGTAAACATTGTAGTGCAAGTTTAGTTACTACATCATCGGGTGTGTTTAACCATTGAAACAATTTACGCATCTTGTAGGATAGTTGTCTACCAGGTACCCAACTTGCTTTGAAGCCACAGTTGAAACAGTGATAACTTATACCACCTTCGCCATTGTTGATTAGTCCACCACGTTGTCTTTTGTCAGCATTGGTTCCATTGTGTACACAACAAGGTGCATTGAAAGAAGTCCAACCACTTGGAGTAGTTTTCTTCTTAGAAGGTAGATGTAACTGTAGTGTCTCGAATACAATGCTCATAATACTATTATAGTATCATTTGCATCAGAAGTCAACTAATTTCGGACTAATACTTTATCAATTGTTCCAGAATTTGATGTAGTGTATTTGGTTCTCAAATATGAAAACACACCATTAAAATTAACTGGAGTAGGTTCAGTTGGATTAGTTAAACTTACAGATGTAATGTCTACCCAATTAGTTGGATTTTGATTTTCCAAACTACCTTGAATAGTTACAGTACCTGTAAAGTCAGTTGAGTATATTGCCGCAGTGTGTAATGCTTCATTGCCGTTACGTGCCGCCTCTGCTGGTATCTGTTCGCTCTTATATGCAACAGGGTCACTATTTTCAATCTCAGTAAACGCACTAACAGAGTATGTGTCCTTTGGACCTGGGAATGCCTCACCCTGTAATTCGATGGTACCAGTCATCTCAAAGTGGGTGTTAGCATATGTAATTACTTCACTGTTGTCGCTGTCCTTGGTCAAGTATATTGTATATGTTAAGAACTGATCATCTAAGTTTAGCAAGTCGTTTGCAGTAATGCTAACTGTGAACTGTCCTTTGTAGTTAGGTGTTGATGTTTCTTTAATTGTTCCTGTCTTAGTAAGCACTTGTGTCTTGCTATGATCGAACGCTGTAAAGTGTGGCGTATACGTGTTCAGTATGCTTATAGGCTTACTGTCGTTGTTTTTAATTTCAAAGGTTAACACGTTGTCTATGCCTTTAAATATTTTTAAGTTTTTCTGGTACACTTGTCGTAACTCCGTTGTTGTGCCCGTAGTCACATTTGCTACGAGATTGGTTTTGTCATTGACTAAATATCTGGGTATAAGTTGCATATAACTATTTATTAGAGAATGATGTTAAGAAAAGACATAGAAGAAAAATTTCCGTTTTTAAGTGTTGTTACATATGGTGGCAATGAGTACGTCGGTATCGTTTGTAATCAAGATAACTTTATTACAAGCATGTACGTTTACTCGGAGTTGCAAGATGGACATCAACCAGTGTTCTTAGAGATGGGTGAAACATGGTGGTGGGAAAGTAACCGCATGATCCCTATCAATATCTTTTTGAGAAAAGAGATGGACAAGTTTAGATACGCATTGGTTAACATGAACAGTAAAGACGTAAAGATCGTTCACGGGCCAACTGTGAACTTGAAGAACCTTACACTCAAGAGAGTGAAAAGACGTTCTGTACAATTAGTAAAAAAGCCTAAATAATTATTGTTGGATTTGCTCACAGAGCAAGTTCATGTGAACTACGATTGCTTGGGCATATGCCATTGCATGTGCCTTCTTAAAGTAGTAGGAACCGTCTTCAGGTTTTACCCACACCTCTTGTAGTATCTGTTCCCAGCCATGGTCTTGTAGATGTCTCTTTGCTGGTCTTATGATCGCCAGTACTGCCGCTAACTGCGGTATCGTTGTTGGCTTCAGTTTGCTTAGGAGGTAACTGTGTTCTCCTACGTGAAATAATTGTTTGCTGAATTCTGGAGCGGTTAGTAAATCCCATAATGGTTCCTTCTTCATGAGTCTAATAAGATGTGCTTCATCTTGTACATCTTTATATATCGAAACGTTGAGGAAGTCTAATTTAAAATATCCTCGCTCTTCTGCAGTCTTGTGTTCGATTGTAGATAAGTTGTCCACAGGATTGTGTGGAACTTCAGTTGTGTATACACCTGTGTTATGTTTTTTGCCTGTGTCAAGTTTAGCGACACGATGCTTAATCTTATCAAGCACTACGTTTCTATCAGCAAAGTCTATATCAATATCAGGCATTTTATTTAGGCTCTTCCTTGTCCATGCACCATAGCATGAATACGGGTATTGCGTAACACACACATAGAAATATTATTCCGTATAGTATTACCATTTAGGTTTGTACAATGTTTGTATTGTACCATCTCCTGGAATGTAGTATCCTTCGATTTCTCTTTTAGTCACTCGCTTTTTCGATACTACTTTTTTCTTCTTCTTTTGTTTCTTTTGTTTCTGTTTCATTTGCTAAATTGTTTGGTTTAGTGATAGGCAAACCGCCTCTATTAAACCATCTATCATCTTGTGTAACAAACACATGACTCTTAAATCGATTACCGTCTAAGCCTTTGACCATAGTCATTTTTTTAGTAATGGTTCCTTTATAGGTAGTGTAGTCTCTTTGAACCAATCTATACTTACCACTATTAGGGTCTCCATAGATTCTATCTACACTTTCTCCGTCAACACCAACATGGTTTGACACTATCATTTCATTATTGTTTTGTGTGTTCATAGTTATATTATACAGTTTTTCTTCGTCTTTGTCAATCATAAGTTAGCCTTTTGTGCTATTTCTTTTACCAATTCTACGTCTGTTGGACTACGTCTAAACCGTAATGCCCAATGCTGTGGATCCATTACAGCATATACAATCCCAAGTTGTTCATCATTAAATTTTGATAACATCTCTTTACCACTTGCACAGTTCAATACAAGCCATGCACTAATCTTACCATCACGTAAATGTTGTGTTACTCTGTTAAGACTTGCATATCTAAAATAATCATTCCATTGTGCTTCTTGATCATCTCCCCAATCCATCATAGTTTTGATTGAACGTTCTACTGCTGTTTCAACACCTTCTTTCTTTAAGATGCCAATTGCATATTTTTCATACAGTTCATCTCTGCACCAATGATCAAGTTTGACTCCGCTTGTTACTACATAGTCAATATACTTCTCTGGATACAACGGACGCACATTGTTTACAAATGAACCAAACTTTACAAATGCGTTGTAGTATGATGACTTACAAAATTCTTCATAAGTCTTTTCTTTCTTAATGTTCTGACACAGTACATAGAATCTTGTAAACGCATAAAAGCCTAACTGTACATGTTTCTCGTTCTTCTGTAATGCTCTACGTTTTTGTTCGCACATATGCACCATAAGAGTTTTTTCTCTTGTATATGCTGTGTTGCAATATTGACATACGAACTTTTTATCTGACACGTTAGTAACCCCTTGCGTATCTTTTATTTGTATCGTAACCTGCTTCAAGAATTGCTTTTCCGATATCTTTGTAGTCATCTGTGTCCTCTAATACTTTCTGATATTTGCCTGCAAACTTTTTATCAATGCCTACACCTAACAATGGTGAAATGCGTTTCATTAAGAATTCATAATACATCATTGGCGTTGGGTGATAATCTAATGTAGGTTCCTCATCTAAGTTACCTAACTTTGCACCTTTGAACGATATACGTTTATCATGCATCTGTACCATCCAGTTATATAAATCCTTTTCAATCCAATAACTGTTTTGTAAAATCTTTTTGTAAGGTGCCCAATACGGATCATGTAATAAATGTTCTCGCATGTCTGTACCAAATATAAAAACTACTCTTGCTTTAATAGTTCTTGCAAGTGCTACTGCGGCGTGTATAGAGTTAAACGAGTGCATCATATACGAACGTTCGTCCCACAACTTATTCATTACAAAGCCTTTAATCTGATCTGCTTGATTATCAACAAATATGTTGCCGCCTGGATACCAACTCTCAGGTAAGTCTGGATCACTCTTGTGATGATCAAATCTATGATAGTCAGTCCATTGTACAATAACTGTGTCCTCAGTTGTAAAGTCATGACGTAAACATGCTTCACTGAAGCGTTCCATAATCTGTCTATTGCCAGCACCTCTGTTACCCCAGTTGTAAAATTCTTGATAACTTTGTCCTAAGATATCTGCCCATGTAGGCCAGTGATACCTTGTTAGGCTACAACCAAATGTAAACAGTCTTCCGTTCTTTTTAATTATGGCCATTGAATTCCTCTATAAACTTTTCAATATCTTTTTTCTTATTCATACTAACTAACATTTGTATTTCATCTGCTTTCATGTTAGGAAATATCTTTTCAAGTTCTTTGCCTGATTTATTAGTAGCACCCTTTTTCTTTTTGTAACCTATCCATTCATGATACTGAATAGACTTGTTTTCATTTGCTGTCATGCAAAGTAGTTGCCACAATAGTTTTTGATGTTTAGCAATGTTAAAATAGTTCTTGTTATAATATTCATTAGTTTTGAATACTGCAAGTTCTTGTGCTTCACGTTTACCTTTAACTACACTACAATATCTATTAAGCAAAAAGAAACTAACAGACTTACGTTGTTCATCAGTAAGTTCGTCCCATACTTCTTTTGCATTCATATCGATTGCACCAAGTATATCTTTTAAAGGTAATTTATCAGCCATTTAGTTTTGTCTCTATTGAATATGTCATACCTATTGTAACACGAAACGGCACTGTGGTCAAGTCCATAGTGTGCCAATAGTGTGCAGGAAACAGTACACCATTTCCTCGTTTGTATCTTGTTCTTGTTAACTCTGTCTTGCCATCTTCTTCAAAGAAGACTGTATCACCGTCTGCATCATTTACATAATAAACAAACGTCCATAGTCCAGGCTCGTTGTTGCTTACGTCAGTGTGTGGACCATAGTAAACATTCTGTACAGTACCATTTAGTCTTGTACGTGTTACTTGATTAATCTCTGCGTCTGGTATTGTGTTAGGAATAATATCACGTGTCAACGCAGTGTGTAATAACTTTGTAAGTTCTTTATGGTCATCAAGTATATTGCTTTGTGTACAAAACATAACATCAGTAAACAGTGCAGGAGTTCTGTACTTGTTGCCTTCTTCATGTTCTGGTGGTACACTTACAAACTGCCAATTAACATCTTTAGTTTGATCTTCGATATACTGTACTAACCACTCTGGAAATGGATTTTCAATATTAAAAATATTTAATGGACTTACTTTCATCTGTGCTTTCCTATAAACCTTTTAGCGGCATCAATTGGATTACGTAAGCCTTCATACGTCTTGTCAATAAAGCCGATATGGTTTTGGAGTTTGTTATCTAATGCTTCAATCGTTAACTGCAACTTGTCTACTTTTACATTTAACAATTCAATATCTCTTAAAAGTTTTTCTTCATTGCTTGGACTCATTATTTTCCCTTCCTTTTCATTCTATTCATAAAACGTGCATAACTTCCTATACCCATCATAAGACTGTTCATCTTGTTTAGTTCATCAGTTGAAACTAAATGTGTCTTAAGTTTAATTCTTTTTTCTGTTAGTGGCACTAAATGTAACCACGGATCACCTGGCTCGATGTTTAGTTCGGTATTGAACGGAACCATTATGTTAGTAATAGTTGCATGTTGATACTTGAACTCACTGATAGCAGGCACTGTCCAATACTCTATTGGATTTGTCATATGCCATTGAGGACTTGTCCATAACCATTTAGTTCCGCTTGTATCTCTTATCTGCCACGGACTCATAACCTTACCATGAAACATGTTTGGTTTGTGATGTGCATAGTCTTGTGGGTCATGTGGTATAACAGGACTGCCTTCTGGATACGTTTGTATCTCTGCATAGTCTGGTCTATCAAATGTTTTAATTTTTAACTGCATCCAAGCAGGAAACATAACACCTGTTGTTAGCAATTCGTTTACATGTGGACAACGTTTGAGTGTAGCATTGTCTAAGCCTTGGTAACTGCGACTGTCAAACTTACGTGTTGCCGCCATCTTCTTCCACCAATCAGGCATTGTCTTTTCAGCAAGTTCAGGTTCATACGCTTCGTATATTACACGTTGATCTGTAAAACAATCTAATGTTACTGTGCTGGGTTTGTTAAAAATACTAAACATCTTGCCTCGTTATATGATCGTTGTCTAACTGTGGTGGGCGTTCTAAAGCACAATGCCAATTCATACCCATTACAATCCTACGTTGTTCGCTTTTGCTCTTATGACTCTTATGGCTTAACCAGCCTGGAAAGAACACAACGTCACCTTGTTTGACTTCAACCTCTGTAAAGTAGTTATGAAGTTTTGATTGATTTTGGGCGAAACGTGGATAGCCTGCAAACAGTTGTCTACCACTATTTTCAAAAGATAAGTTGCCACCATTCTCTGGTTGCTGTATATACACACTACATACAAGATGGCTATCACCATGGTCGTGTATGTCAGTCCATGCATTTTTATAATGACTGTTTACCCAACTCTTTGATATACCAAACGTGTTGTAGTTCAAGTTCCAAGCGTCTAAAACTTTGTTTGCTTGTCCTTTTAACCAACCGTTCAGTAGTCTTGTTTCTTCCCATAAGTGTGGAGCATCAAGATGTCCTGTACTTGTAATACCGCCATCTTGTTCTACTTCGCCTGGATCAATAATAGTGTCTAACAGTTCAGCACTACGTTTAGCAATAGGGGTTAAGTCTATTGGACATTCGACTTTGTATACCAAGTGTGGTGATATTAAAATAGGTTCCATTACGTATATCTCTTTCCATCAAAAACACAAACGAAGTAACAGCCATTGTCGCCTGCTTCTACTTTGTGAAATACTCCGTCTTCA